GTGTAAGAGAAGGCAGGAGTCGCAGCATTCGCACCACCAGCAGGCATGATGGAATCAGAAGGACCGTTAGGGCTGTAGAACAGAAGGATACCGTTAGCTGGGAATACCGGCTGTAGGGTTCCATCTTGCGCTAAGTAACGACCTTCGGCAACACGTAGGCCACGCTCAAGATTGAAGTAGCGAGCAATGACGTCAGTGTCGACGCTGTCTGCAGATGTGTACTTGATACGATCAAGGATCTTCTCGTTGGTCAGCAAGAGGTCAAACACGGCAGTACCGACGACTGCGGAGTTTGGACGGATACCGATTTGGTTGGCGACTGCACGCTTGAGGGTGAGGATGTCTTCAATTGGGTTAGAAGTAGCACCAGACCAGGCGGCGTCTCCAGCAACGGAGCCGTAAGCTGTCTTGAAGTTTGTCCAGGTTGTGAAACCGAGTCCGGTCTGGGAACCTGCGGTTCCGTTATAGGGCTCGTAAGGGTTGTAAGTCGCGGTGACGGAAACAGCTTGAGCAACGGTGTACTCGTAGCTGTTCATTCATTGTGTTATCGTGAAGGCTTTTTATCCCCCACATCTTCATGTTTCCATGAAGCTCAGACTATATCATCATCTTTGCCTAAGCAAAGAGTTGGGCGCTCGTGGACGAGTTATTGTTGTCGAAACTCATCGTCTAGTCGTTGAACCTTTTCACCACAGAAATCATAGCGATTTCTCGACGTAGTAAACTTGGCTGCTGATTGCCTTGTGTTTCAGAGAAGTCATTCCTGAAACCGTCAGGTTTCCCAGCAATTCACCCAATTTTCTAAATGAGCTTAAGCTCATAGGGCCAATGTGTTTAGCCTCGACATCGCATTCCTTGTTTCAATCGCACGAAGATCTACTTGTGCAGGCAAATTGTTATCGTAAAGGCTCTTTATCCTTTACTTCTTTCTGTTTCCAGAAAGTTCAGACTATATCTTAGCAACGAAATCTAACCAACTTGGGTCCTTTAAGGGATCCCATCCTGCCTTGAAATAGATTACCATCCTTCTGATCGACTTTGTGGGTTTAACTCCAACCGCTTTCGACAGATTTCGATAGCCGTTTCCGGGGTAGCCGGATCCTTTCCCCAGGGGGGTAGGAAGTATGTTCAACCACACCCAATAAAAGTAGTCAGCGTCTACCCAAAGGTCGAGAAAACTTAAATCTTCCCTGTAGCTGTGCTCCCAAGGTTTATCCGGAAGATTGTCTCCCTTAAACTGGTAGCGATCCCACAACTTTTTTAAGTTGGTAGCGTGTAAGCCCCTTTGTTGGCCCCTTCGAAAACCTTTTAGAAATCTGATAAGGGAAGAGTGGCTGAATCCCACTTTGGTTAGTAGTAGGTGTAGTATGAAGTGCTCCCTCACACTAACTCCAACAGTGGTTATAATCTCACGACTATCCCAGTCTTTGGGCCAGATCTCTTTTGGTACCGGGTGGTGATTTTCGAACTTTTTTGGAAGGTAGTCTCTATTTTCAAACTTGTTGATTAAAGTCCAGTACCACTTTTCGTATTTGTTACGGTAATGGCACGTTATGTTGCTCTGGGCGCTCGTGGACGAGTTATTGTTGTCGAAACTCATCGTCTAGTCGTTGAACCTTTTCACCACAGAAATCATAGTGACTTCTCGACGTAGTAAACTTGGCTGCTGATTGCCTGTTTCTTTAATGGAAATTCAGGGATCCCAGCAATTCACCCAGTTAATTTGTGGTTAAGCTGCCACAGCAAGAGCCAAACAACCCTCGCCAGCGTTTTCAATTCAATACTGTTATCGTAAAGGCTCTTTATCCTTTACTTCTTTCTGTTTCCAGAAAGTTCAGACTATATCTTCACCCTTGTTAGGGTGCTAGGCGCTCTTGTCAGCTTCATCACTGTTCTAGTGGTATGCTGTTAGTCGTTGAACGTTCGTTTTCTCCCGAAAACGCTTCGCTGCTGATTACCATAGTTTCAAACTCTCGTTTGAAGCCGTAGGCTTCCCAGCAATTCACCCCATTGACTCGCGGATCAGGCGAGTAATTTGATGTTACCATCAAACCACGCATTCAGCTCGTTTAAAAGAAACGATGTTGTTAGCATACGTGTAAGAGAAGGCAGGAGTCGCAGCATTCGCACCACCAGCAGGCATGATGGAATCAGAAGGACCGTTAGGGCTGTAGAACAGAAGGATACCGTTAGCT